AGCTGTAACAGCACCTGTTAGAAAATTCATCACAACTTTGCCTATAACAGCAGAGTTGCTTGAAGATCAAGCAGGTGCAAGAGCATATTTTGATGGCAGACTTGCAAATCATGTAATGCAAAGATTAGAAAAACAATTCCTAATTGGTGGTGGAGTAGCTCCAGATGTTAAAGGACTTACTCAACAAACAGGAATCAACACTATCACTTACACAGCAGGAGCTTTTCCTGCAACTGCAGGTGGCAAGTTAAGAACAATTCTTAATGGTATCAAAGATGTAGAAATCAATGGACAATTAGCTCCAGATGCTGTTTTGATGAGTCCTGCTGCTTACAATGCTTTAGTAAGTCAGGTTGATGGAAACAATAACTTCATGTTAGGTGCTTCTGCTTTGGCAGGATCTCCTACTATCTGGGGTTTACCTGTTGTTAAATCATCACAAATTGGTGGTGCTGTTTCTACAACTATTGATGCAGTTGTTGGAAAATTTGGTGGCTCTTTAGCAGTTAACCATGTATTTAGAAGAGGAATGGAATTACAGATTTCAGACTCAGCTAAAGATGGTGACTTTGGTAAAGATATACTTACAGTCAAGGCTTCCTTAAGGTATGCTCTTGCTGTGTATAAACCACAAGCATTCACAAGAATTAATGATATTGAATAATAGTTAATTAATATGGAAAAAATACAGAGCCATAGTTTTGTTCTAAAGAATGAGATTATTGGCTCTGTGTTCCATGAGGAGAACAAAAATATGAAATTTATAGAAAAAGAAGCAGATTTTGTTTGGAAAGATAATGAAACAGGTAAATTTGCTAAAGGTAAGGATTGTCCTTTCCTAAGTGGTGTTCTTGTTGCAAGTATGGGAGATCCTATGCCTGATGTTAAGATTGATGCACCTAAGAAAAAAGCAGCTAAAAAAGTAGAAAACAAAGCTGTTAAGCCACAAGAAGATAAGTAATAATAAGGAGTTAGATATTGAGTCATCAATATACAGATAAGAGTGAATTAAAGACTTGGTTAGGTATCACAGGTAGTGGACAAGATACTAACATTGATTTTGCTCTTGATGCTGCAGCTGCTGCAATAGATAATTATTGTGGTAGGCAGTTTACTATTTCTGATGTAGAAACTAGGTTATTTGACTGTGAGTTTATGGATTATGCAGAAATTGATGATATTGCTACTACAACAGGTTTAGTTGTTAAAACACTAAATGCTGATGGTACAGTCAATGAAACACTAACTATAGACACAGATTTCTATGTAGCTCCTTATAACAATGACAAACTAGATCCAAAGTTACCATTCACAAAGATAGTAATGGCTTTGGAGAACTCAGGTAAAGTTTTACCTACATCACACAGACAGGGATTATCAGTAACAGCTAAGTTTGGAAGTCCAATACAAGAGGGCAGTAATCCTGTTCCTGCAGCTATTGCACAGGCATCACTTATACAAGGTGCTAGATATTGGCAAAGAAAAAACAGTCCTATGGGCTTTAGTGGTAATCCAGAAACAGGACAAGCTCCAATTATATTTCTTTCAGAGCTTGATCCAGATGTAAAAAACTTAATTAAAGGATTTAAAAAAACTATAGTTACTCTTGCATCAGGTAGACCTTATGTTGGCTTAACAGCTATTAACAACAATAGGCTCTATGGTGTATGAAATTAACTCTTAATGGGGCTTTAGATTTATCTAGATCTATCAATTCACAAACTATCTGGAATAAAAGAAGTAATGATTTCTTTAACAAACTTGCTTTAGAATTAAAAGAAGATTCATTAGCAAGATTAAGCCTACCTCCATCCCCTAGATCACAAGCAGGTAGAGGCAATAAAAACACAGGTAACACTAGAAGAAGTGTATTTACTGCTAAATTAGGTAACACTAACAGGCTAAGAATGTCTGAGGGCTTTAAATTAGCTTCTAGTAGTCCTACATCTCCATTTATACATGGTAAGCCAATCTTTAGAGGGTTTAGTCCTGTTAAGAGAACAAAGCCATTCTTTCCACCTTATAAAGAGGGATCTAGTCTTGCTAAGTGGGCAAAGAGAGGAACACCTAAATTAAATCCATTCTTAGTTGCTAGAGCAATATCTAAGAGAGGTTTAAAGATGAAGCCTTTTATTGGTGGTGTTGTCTATGAAAAGCAAAAAGAAATAAAAGCAGGAGCAGAGGATATGTTAGAATCTATAGCAAGAGATATAGCTAGGAGTGTAAAATAATGGCTACCTTAACAGCAATTAGAGATGGTTTAAAAGATAATTTAGAAACAATATCTGGTTTAACTGCTTATGAGTATGTTCCTGATTGGATTGAGCCACCTATAGCATTAGTAGCTCCATTGAATAGTTTAAACTATGATTCAACAATGGCTAGAGGCTCAGATACCTATGAGATACCTATAGTGGTGTATATATCAAGAGTAGATGCACAGACTGCACAAGATGGTGTAGATGCTTACTTAGCTTCTTCTGGGGCAACCTCAGTTAAAGCAGCTATAGAGAGTGATCCAACTTTGGGTGGTGCTGCTATGTCTGTTAGAGTTATAAGTGCAACAGATTATGGAGAGTATGAAGTTACACAGGGAACTAGCTTTCTTGGTGTAACATTCAATATAGAGGTAATAGCATAATGAAAATAAAAATATTAATTGGAAGTAACTATCCAGAAAAAGATGGCAAAGAAATTAGGGTTGAAGCAGGAGAGATCTGTGAAGTACCAGACAAGATTGCTAAAAGTTTGATAAAGAATAAAGCTGCAGTAAAATTTAATAGTAAAATGGCTAAAGAGGAAGAGGAATAAATGCCAACATTTAATCATGGTAAAAATGCTGTTGTACTATTAGATAATACAAATCTATCTACAACTCTTACAGATGCAAGTGTATCTTTAACAGCAGATGTAGCTGAAACATCAACATTCACAGCAAGTAGCAAAACTTATATTTCAGGATTAAAAGATGGAACAGCAACTCTTTCAGGTTATTTTGAGAGTACAAGTCCTGATGCTGATGCAGAGTTTTTAGCTCAACTAGGTAGCTCAGGTAGTGCTTTTTCAATAGCTCCTATTGGCTACACAAGAGGAAATGCAACAGAGTTTGGTAATGTTATTGAAACTTCTTATGATAGATCAGCAGACATTGGCTCAGTAGTTGCAGTAGCTGTAGCATTTCAATTTGATGGAGATGCTTATAATGGCAAGAGCTTATTAGCTCCAACAGCTACATCAGGATCATCTAATCAAACAGGGGTAGATTATGCAGCTGCAGGAACTAATGGTGGTGCAGGAGTGCTACATTGTACTGTAAGTAGTGGATCTCCTACATTAGATGTTAAAATACAAACAAGTGCTGATAATGTATCTTATTCTGATTATATAACTTTTAGTCAGGCAACAGGTACAACATCAGAATTAAAGACAAGTGCAAGTAACCCTGCAAGATATGCAAGAGCTGTTCTAACTTTTGGTGGATCAGGTAGCATAACAGCAGCAATTAGCTTTGCACAGAAATAAATATAGAGGAGAAAGATAAATGCCAACATTTACACATGGAAAGAATGCAGCATTCAAGATTGATGATTCTGGTGGAACTTTAAGAGATATTTCTAATGTTCTTACTGATGTTTCTATTTCAAGAACTGCTGATGTAGCTGAGGTTTCAGCATTTTCAAATTCTAGCAAAGCTTTTGTTAGTGGTTTGAAAGATGCAACATTGACCATCTCAGGCTCTTTTGATGCAACTGTTGATGGTTATATTTCAGGAATACTTGGTGCAGAGGGAGATTTTGAGTTCTATCCTATTGGAACTACAGGAGGAAACCCTAAAGCATCAGGAAAAGCAATACTAACTTCTTATGATAGAACACCTGATATAGGTGGAGCTGTATCTTTTACAGCTGCTTTTCAAGTTTCTGGAGATGTAACTGAGGGAACTGCTTAAAATAAAACTTAAGTAATTCACTACAGAAAAGAGGTTATCATGAAGAGGCTTAAACTAGATGATATATCTAATGCTCCTGCACTTCCTACTAAAGAAATAGAGATTTCTGAATGGGATGCAACAGTTATTGTTACAGGCTTGACTAAAGCAGATGCAGTTAAGATAAATCAACTATCAGAAATTGATGGAGTTAGAGATGAAGTCCTTTTTGAAAAACACTTATTGCTAACAGGATTGAAAGATCCTGAGTTTGACTCATTAGAACAGGTACAGGAATTTTACTCTAAAGCAACACCAAATATTGTAGATAAAATCCTAATGGGGATTTATAGATGCATGGCTTGGACTAAGGAGGATCAAGCTAATATAGCTGATCAGTTTCCAGAATAATACAGAACTAGCTTTTGAATTTAGATTAGCTATGGATTTAGGTATGACTGTTGATACTCTTAGAAAAAGTTTGAGTGTTGAGGAATTTGAGTCTTGGAAGTTATACTACATAGATAAGAATAAAAAAGAGCAGAAAGCCATAACAGAGGCTAAAGCTCAATCTAAATTGAGGAGATAAGAATGGCAAGAGCCACTTTAGAGATGTTTTTAAAGCTTACAGGAGCTAATAAAACTTCACAGGGTTTAGACAAAGTTTCTAGATCTACTAAAGAATTAGATAAAGATGTTGACAATGCAGCTAAATCTAATGCACAATTTGCTGCAGGTATGTCTGGGCTTACTAAAACAGCTATTGCAGGTGCAGCAGCTTTTGCAGCTAAACAACTTGCAGACTTTGCAATCTCTTCAATTCAAGCTGCATCAGCAGCACAAGAGGCAGCAGGTGCTTTTGGTACTACTTTTGGTGGTGCAGCAGAAAAATTAAGTACAGAACTAGAAAAAAATGCCAACATGTTTGGTTTAACTACATCAGAGGCTAAACAATTAGTAGGTGTATTTGGTGCTGTTGCTCAAGGTTTAGGAT